AAGCATGGCGCCCTTGTCAATCTGAATTTTACCGTCTACAAGAGCATCTGCCATTTTACCTTTTTTCTCTACAAGTTCATTGATTCTTTCATCAATGGTATCCTTGCAAATAATTGTATAAATAGTTACGTTTTGTTTTGTTCCAACACGATGGCATCTATCTTCTGCTTGCTCTTTATTTGCACGATTCCAAGGCTCATCCATAAAGATTTCTACTGTACCCGCTGTAAGAGTAAGGCCAGTACCCATAGCACCAATAGTACCTACAAGAATTTTAATTGTGCCGTCTTGGAAAAGATTAACTGCATCCATTCTTTCACTATCTTTTGTCTGACCAGTTATACAAGCCATTTTATATTTTTTAGATAATCTTTCCCAAATAACATCTGTCATCTGTGTCCAGTTGGAGAAGATAACAACCTGTTTATTATTTTCAATAGCGTCAGATACAAGTTCTTCCATCCTGTCAAGTTTAGCAGATTCACAAACCTTAGAAGAGAGAATGCCTGTATATCCAGTAGCCTGTCTCATTCTGATAAGTTCTGCCAGGGGATTATTCGCCATCTTAATCTGGTCGATATTCATTCTGATTTCAGAACTGATTTCTTTATAAATCTGAGCCTGCTTGGGAGTCATTTCTACATATTCTGTAATATGTGTTTTCTCAGGAAGGTCCAGAACATCATTCTTTAATCTGCGAAGCATGATGCTATCCAGCTTACGCTGTAACTCATCAAGATAACGATAGCCGATAACCTCATATCCGCCATAACCACCGTAGGTGGCATAATGATGTTTGAAAGCATTGAATGTGTGCTTCTCATAACCAAGCCATTTGAGAATGATATATAAATCAAAAGGATTGTTCATGAGTGGAGTGCCTGTCATAGCAATCTTGCACTCAGGTTGAATCTGTAAAAATCCTTTGCCCTGCTGAGAGGCCGGGTTTTTCATCTTATGAACTTCATCTGCCGCAACGATATTAATAATCTTTTTCTGGCAGAGAAGTTTAAGTTTAGTAACAATCTGCTCATTGCGGAGAGATTCTACATTAGTGATAATGAAATATGGTGTATTATCATTCGCTCTGAACAGATTCATAATATCATTGAGTTTATCGGCAGTGCTACCAATAACAGTTTTGCCTGCACGCTGTCTTTGACCCAGAATATATGCCTGTTCATTAGAATGAGTCTTGATTTCTTCAACCCAATTCCATTTCAGACCATTGACTCCACAAACGATAAGGCAGTGCTTATATCCAAGAGCAAGTTTCTTAGCTACTGCAATATCAATAACCTGCTTTGTCTTGCCAAGACCCTGCTCATCACCGAGAAGCCAATTATTATGACTCAGGCCATATTCAAAACCCTCAACCTGATGTTTGAATGGGCTTGTCTTGAAAGAGAAGTTCTGAGGAATCTCTACCGACTCGTTTTCCTCTTCACTGAAATCAACATAGCCATTAATATCAAAGTCAAATTCAGGAAGATTAACAATCAGTGTTTCAAGACCAGTAATAGGAAGTTCCCATTCTTTCTTCTCGCTGTTCCATCTCCTGCCCTCGATTGTTCTGATTGTATCAACAATCTTCTGGTCGTAGGGGAACGTAACAAAGATAGAATAAGGATTATCTGTATAAACCCGCTTAGATTTTCTTACTTTAATATCTATCATCTCAAATCTCCTTTACTATAAGGTTGCGAGAACCACAAGGGCATTTTGCTGTGTGTCGTTTCACAGACCTGACCACTCGACCTGCTTTCTGATATTTCCATTCTCTATAGCAGTCAAGACAGATAACTTTGTAATTATAGTTGATTACTCTGTTTGCCACGCCTTTTTCTTCGCTGGATGTGCAACGCTTGATGTTGTACTGCGGAAACTCATGATTAATCAGTTGAGCGCATCTCTTCCACTCTCCTGTGTGGCAGAATCTATCTTTATGTGCGTGCAACACTTCATGAATCATCGTGTCCATTGCCGCCTCATAAGAAAATTCCTCATTCAGCAGGCGGTCGCTAAGAATAATGCTATACTCTCCTGTTCTTCTGTCACATTTGCATGTGCCCCAACGGGAAGTGTACCGAGTGCTTGTGGTGACGCTTACGACAGGTCCGTATTTGATGTTCAGACTATCAAGTATATCACAGGCGTCCAGATAAAGTGTATTGAGATTTTTCCTCATATTTACTCCTTCCAGTGTGTGTTTGCTAAACTTCTATTAAACATAGTAGCACACATTTAATTGATGTGCAAGCAATTTTTGAAAAAAATCGCAAAAAAAAACAAGACGCTTCATATTATAAAGCGTCTTGAATTTCTTCTAACATTGCTTTTAATTGCGTGCGCTCTTGCGCTGTTTCAGTATTTTCATATAGTAATAGTAGAAAATCTTTTATTTCCTTACAAACATGACGCATTGCAACAATTAAATCAGTATCAGATAGTTTACCTAATTGATACCCTCTTTTTATATTGCAATATTCTTTATACTGAGGGAGTATATCATTTAACTCTTGTTCTAAGCTATCTGGCTTGCTCTGTATCGCATTTTTCATATAAGATTGTATAGTTATCAGGGCTGATAAATTACGTGCGTTAGAGAGCGTCAGAGGGCCGTTCAAAAGTTCTTTAATAGCTTTTCTTCTTTCATTTGCTACTCTATGAGATTCAAAATCATAAATCTGCATGTCTCTTATCTATATAAGTCTCCTGCTCTGGAAAATCTGCTTTAATTAGATGCTCATGATATTTCATTCGTATTGCAGATATAGAACCATTTATCACGCCATTGTGTACATTAGGATTATGTTCTACATAATTCTCGTATTCATCACAAAGGGCAATTACATTTTCAAATGATTCTTTTGTGTGCCGAGTGCCGTTTACTCCTTCATTAACGAATTTAATAATATAGTTTCGTTTCTTTTTCCAATCATCTATATCACATTTTTCAATATGTTTATCTATAGTTTCCTCTAATTTATTAACTCTGTCATTTACTTCATTAATACGTTTATTGATACAAGAATTAAATCTTTCACCAATCCATCCAAGCAATACGTCCCATGGATTAATTTTAATAGGGGATATTTGTACAAAGGTACATAATACAAATCCTATAAAAAGTAATGTTGAACTAATACTTTCAAAAGGGTGGATTTGGTGTAAAATTTGTTCGATTAATTCAGCTAATCCCATTATACCACCCGCCCTTTAACATATTAGTCAGCGACTATTTGCCAGCCGTATACTCCCGGCTCCCAAACATTATTAGCAACAGTACACTCGTAAACAACTCCATTGTGAATAACTCTATCACCGATTTGATAAGGATTAGTGCTGTCAGGCTGTACCCACTCTCCTATATCAGTACCATCTTGTCCCGGAAGAATCTCTGCGAATAATGCTGGCGCATTAGTAGGTGTCCAATCATCTTGTGATTTATGATTCTGTAATACTCTATACAGACCATCTTCATATCGCACTCTATCATCTACTGCATAATCAGTATCAGTTGACCATATTGAAAATAATTCTTTTGCTTCTAAAGCGGCATCATCAGTCAGCTTAGTAGCAAGTTCTTCAATAGTGGCTCTTAATTGTCTTGCACGCTCGATTAAATTGCTCACAATTTATTCCTCCCCCAGTAATATCTTGCCAACTTCTGCATATTCTCTATCTTCATCACTCATAGTATCAGATACATATGTTTGACCGTGGAAATAGAAATATCCAGTAATAGTTCGGTTTGTATTATAAGTTGCTTGAACACCGTCAAATGCAAGATTTTCAAGTATTAATATAGTAACACCATCATCTGTAATACGCACTCTGGAAAGATTTTCAGCAGTCATTTTACTCCAAAGCGTATTAAACTCTTCCTGATTTTCGCAAAGTACAATAAAAGAATTTGATGTAAAATTTACCAGTTCAATTTCTGAACCATCTTTAAGAACTAATTTCATTATTCGCCACTCCTCTCTTTCAATTTTCAGTATAACTTACTGTTTAAAATATAGCAAGCGTATATTTTATATCGCAGACTGCCTGTTTCCAGACAGTCTGCTTTTTTATTTAGGTGCAGAAGCCGAGAGCCACGCCACTGACGTTGTACGCACTGTAGTTGTCCGAGTCGCCATCGACGTTCACACGGCGTAAGTTGCTCGTGCCTCCCACGGAACGCAACCACCAATACTTCGCAGAGCCATTTCTCTTCTTGATTCGGGATACATTACTAGTGAACTTACCGCTATACACAGCACCTGTGGTCTCATAATCTGTACCAAAACCAACCTCATGGTTAGAAGGAATCCAAACATCATCAGTGGTTGTCTGACCATCTTTGACTTTAGCACCGCCAGTGTAAGTCGAAGACACTTTAGTAACAGGAACAATCGCATTGCGCACAGTCTCAGGAATAAGCTGTTTGACCGTTTCTTTCAGATATGCTCTCATATCACTGTGTTCCCATCCACCTGCTGTATATGCTGTTTCGCCGTCAACGGTCTTTCGAGTGGCGTTTATGGTGTGCGTAGTTGCGAGTTGGTCTTTACTTATCCACGTAATCTTAGCCTTTCCACTGCCATCAGCCTTATCATCCGTATCAAAAGCGACAATCTCCATCAGGTGCTGTCCCTCTGTGCCTAAGTCGAGCATCTTTGTATCACCGATAGAGTATGTGGAAGAAGGATTCTCATTTGCGAGAATTGTTTCCCAAGAGTCTGTGATTGTTTCGGGTTCAAGTCCGAGACAGAATCCGAGGCAGATGCCACGTGTTAAGGTAGCAGTTCCTTTATAAATGCTATTATTTCCAGCTGTATCAATGTAATTGAAACAACCAACTGTTGATGTGCTGGGAGTTCTTGTCCACCATGTAGCGGCTTCTTCGTTTAAAGTCTTTATATTGTCTTTCTCAGATTTATATATCTTTGAATAGGCAATTCCATTAGTCTCATACGCACTTGAGCCTGTTTTGCCAAGTTCTCGTAAAGATGGAATCCATACCTTTGTGTTTAACCGACCTTCACCCCCACTTTTATACTTATACCACTTTTTAACACTATTTATTCTAAGCCGAACGTTATTCGGTATTAAATCGTAAATCGTGCTATTAAGTTCCGTAAGCAGTTCTGCGCCATAGAAAGAAGAGATAGTTGTGTTTGAATGTATTTTGCGCTTAGTTGCAAGCAACTCTTTCGCCACAAATGTAATAGGAGCATATCCACCACTTGACAGTTCATCTGCATCAAATGCAACAATCTGCATATTGATGACACCTTCTGTGCCAAGGTCAAGCGGTTTATAGTTTCCGATGCTATATTTGCTTGAATATGTCCCATCATCAATAGAGGCGATAATTGTGTCCCAAGAATCGGTAATCTCCACAACTTGTACAGGACTGCCAAACTTAGCTGTATAAGTAGTCGGACCTGTAACAGTACTAATAGCGGGTGTCCAACCCTCAAACGGATAATCTGTAGCATCTCCTTGTGTAGTAGTAGGAGTAGCACCAGTATAAGAAGGAGTAGAACCATAAGGGAAAGCACTTGACTGTAATGTTCCACCACCATCAGCACTTGCACGTACAAATGTAATAGTGTGGCTTCTAACAGTTCTACTATACGCCGCATATACAGTCCTATCAGCTATAACATCTGTAATAGCACTTGCGTCATTTGTTGAAGCGTCCATTTCAAGATTCCAACCAACAAATGTGTAGTTGTATTGTGCTGTAGCAGTTCTGACGGGTCCAGAAGGAGAGGATTCTTGAGGAGTTCCATCAATACATGTTACTGTCTTAACTGTTGTTGTTCCGTCCCAACTCTTATATGTCAGATAACTTGTTACGTGGTCTGCTGTAACTGTGATATAAGGGTATCTTGAATTGAATGATGCAATCTCAGCACCAGTTAATGAATATGTATGAATCTCGCCAGAGATTATAGCAGTATCATATTCATAGTATAACCAGTTACCATTTGCATCTTTCTCCCTTGTCACACCTGACATAGTATCAAATAAATCAAACCAACTCTCAATCTCTGTTGCATTTTGCGCTTCAAGATATAAGCCTTGGATATTTACTTGTGAGTTTGCTCTAATTGCTTGTAATACTGTTATCGGATTAAGAACTGAGGTACTAATATTTGCAAGCATGAGTCTTGAAATATTGGAATATCCTGCAATTTGTAAATCTGATAATTTATTAAGGTTTAAAAGAACTAATGCAGTAATAGTATTTGGTAAGTGTAATGTTTCTATTGCACCGCCATCTGCTATATCTACACTTGTTACTTTTGTTCCCTCGAATAATCCAGTTACAAGTCTCGGAGAGTTTTCAAGATTAACTGTAATTGCAAGATTGGGGCAATTACGAACATCAATACTCTCTAATAAAGTGGAGTTAGATACATCAAAAGTTGTGAGGTTTGCGTTGCTGTAATTAGAACTACCATCACCAAGTTTCAATGCTTTTAATTTTGTGGCTCTACTGAAATCTACTTCATTAGGATAGAAACCTGACATATCACCAATACTTGAAATAATATCAGAAGAATATATATAAGTCTCCATTTCAGTTACGCCGCTGGGTGCAGTGTAGTTAAATGTAACAGGAGTGTTAGCAGTTGTTCTCTGTGTATTCAGAGCATTGCCACCGCCAAACTGAACTGTTGCATATGCATCACCAGTAGTTGTAATAGTAATATCACCATCTGCAAAAAGTCTTGCACTGATAACATTTGTATTTGCAGTGCCGCCAGTATATTTACTGTCAAGATATTTGAATCTGTTATACAGCCACCATTTTCTCTGCTCTTCTTTACTGCCTTGTAACATTGTCAAATAACGAGTAGTTCTGATAAGCTGTCCAGTATCTTCATCAACAGTAACGGGTTCAACAACAGGATAAATATATTTAATATATGCATCTTCATTAAATACAGCTTCGGGCCATATAGCTTGATGCTCTTCAAACATTGTCTTTATGTTGTTGTATGACCAACCACCAGAAGAACGTAATGTTCTATACATCTGGATAAGTTCAGGCTTAAATGCATCACGAACATTGTTCCACAGAACAGAATCTTGTGCATTGTATACAGGTGCACTTGAACCACCTTCACCACTACCACTAATAATACTCGATACTGTATCTGTATCTTCAAGTGCATAACCAAACATCAGCACACCAGAGTTATTAGTTCCTATAGCAGTATCCATATCGTATGGCTCACATACTGCTCTGCGAGTCATTGCACGATTTTCTGTATCAGTAAGCGGTTCTCCTCTAAAACCGATAAACATGTTCTTTGCTCTACTATCAATCATCAGGAAAAGTTCGGTGAAAAGATAATAGAATAATACAGATTCACGTTGGAAATAATTATCAAATTCAGCCCTAAATTTTGTTAATCTATAAGCCGCTGTATCTTTAGTAAATGTAATAATGAAATTACCAGTTTCAGCACCACCAGAAGTT